ATCATCTGATGCAATTGTTGCACTGGCAGTAGCTCCAACTAAATCCGAACCTAAAAATTTAGGATTATAATTTACAAAGAAATTTACCCTATTTGTTCGTAAGGTGGTTTTTAAACTATCTTGCCAATCAATTGGATTGATAATGTTACCATTTAAAACAGTAGCTCGATCAATTCCAGCTACGGTTAAATAAGTTTCATTTCTATTTTTAGCTCTAGTAAAGAATCCACCCACATCAGATACAGCCGGGATAGTGTATGTTAATTTACTGTTTGATAGTAGTGTAGTGGTGTCAAGTGTCGTTACAGTCTTTAATCCATAGACATTAAACAATCTATTTGCGACTGTTGAGCCTGTAGTTAAAGCAGAGCTTCCTAATAAGGTTGTATAATCTGCTAAGGTATATCCGTTACCAGTTATACCAGTAGAACCACTATTATCTGGAGCAGATGGAAAAACACCTGCTGTATATGGTTGATTAATCATCCATTGGCATAGTTGGGTAGTTCCCGCTTGACCAATAATAATATCTAATACTTTTTCTTTATCTGCTTGATATTGATTAAAGCCTGTTGGATTTCCAACAACAACAAGATTACCACCATATGCCAAATAATTTATTGCGAAAAGGAAATCTCTACCCGGAGTTAATTCTTGTAAGGCAACAGAAGTTCCAACAATTCCATTAGTTTGAAATAATGCAAAGGTTCCACCAGAATTTGGTGTGGTTATAAGGCAACTAGTTATCCCACTCAATGCATTTAAATCCCCAACAAAATCTTGAGGATTGGTATAAACAATATATGTGTCTGCCGTAGTTCCTTTGGCGGAGGTTGCGGGTGACCAAATCGTAGACCTTGAATAAATAAGCCAACCAAATAGCCCACCGGGATTGTTTCCTGCGGCTCCAGACACACCATTAAATACGGGAGCGACATACGGTGAACCTAATTGCATACCAGCCAATAAAGGATTGGTTGTACTTTCTAACGAATATTGACTTGAGTTTATGAAGGAGCTGAGTGATGGCATTTAATTTCCTTATGGTGTCCAAATATTTAGCATTTTATGTGGGATACCATATCACACCTCCTTGAGAAAATTCTTCACCATCATCACCATTTTTTTCTTGGGCTACAAATAAAACATTGTCGTCTTCGGGTTTTACCGCGTCTTCATAATTAAATTTTGACTGTTCTACCAAATCACTAAAATATTCTTGTCGGGTTAACCAAGCAAAAAAGACTAAGGACATAACTAAATCGTCGTGTTGTCCATCTTCAGCTTTGTACGTATTTGATTTAGATATAAACGACATCAATTCAGTAATAATACGGTCATCATTTATTAGAAGTTTATCTTCTTCGATCAATCGCTTTAAAATTGCACAACCAATCTTCTTTGTTTGTGCAGTTGTCCTAATACCCATCTCATTTTTACCAACACCTCCAAATCCTTGAGATAAAACTTGACCCTTTCGACCCATTACTTTTGTCATTAAGACATTGTCGTATTCAAGATCGGAGTGTAAAATGTGTGATACTTGACCCCCCAAATCATTAGTTTCAATTAATACATAAGCGTTATTGTACGTTTTTCCAGCATCTCTAATAACAGTTGGAAAACTAAATGGACTTATAGTATTATTTCTATAGGATGCTACAATCTTATATGGTGTGGTAGACCCTTCAATTATTGTAAATGCAGAGTAATCAGCACCCTGTCCTCTCGACACATCAGCCTGTAAAAAATATGTTTTCTCTTTATCTGGTAACTCAAATATTCTATAACCTTCTGCATTTTCTGTTAAAAATTCTTCAGAAGCTAAAACATTTAATTTTGTAGATGAAATTAATGTATTGGATGAGCCTAAGAAACTACAGCCATACTCTTGGTTAAACTGTTCTTGGCTGGTATTGGCAATCTGTTCTTCTGCCCATTCTTCATTGCGTCTAGGTCCACCCGGAGTTATGGGAACTTGAGTCCAATCAACTTCTACGGGTACAAATCTATTTTTAAGTTTGTGCCCCATAGGTCTGTTAGCATCAACCCATAATTTATGAAAATGATTCATCCCATTTGGAGTAGAAACAATGATAAGTTTGGTAGTCAAACCTGCCGAAATGGTTGGATATGTTGAAGAATAGAATTCTTCAGCAATATGTGAAGGTAAGAAGGCGTACTCATCTAACAACAATAGGTTATAAGAGCCACCACGGATCGCTGAAGACGAAGTTGCGTCACAGACCACTCTAGACCCGTTTTCTAATTTAAAACTCGTCTTGTTCCATTCTACTACTCCTTGTTGCAAAAAATGTGGTAGGTTTTCATATGCTAATTGAAGTTTGGCAAATAATTCATCTTTTGCGGTCTTTAACTTATTAGCAAGAATAGCAACATTTACACTTTGGTTAAAAGTTACATAATGGCAAATGTAACCAATAACTGATGTAGACTTTCCGGATTGACGAGGCCACTTTGAAATAACAAATCTGTTTTTGTGGATTTGTTTAACAAATTCTTCTTGATAATCATACAACTTGAAAGGCATAATACCTTTATCAAGAGTTTTAACTTTTACATATTTACTACAAAAATATACAGGATCATTAGCACATTTGACATATTCTTCCAGCTGTTCTTTAGTATACTGAATATCAATGCCGGGTGGCTTTAATTTTGGATTATTTCGGTAACCCTGATTACTGTTGTTTAGACTCATTATTCACAACCTCTGCTTCGATTATTTTATCGGTGCTTCTATCTTTATTTAAGAGGTTTTGAAGATCCTTGGTTGACCCAACAAAAACTGAATTATTTGTTTGTGAAATTTTTGTAGTTGATGATGTAGTATCTTTTGCTTTCTTATGAACATCCAAAACATTATTATTTAAATCTGCTAAAGTTTTTAATAGAATAGCAACAACTTCAAATGCTCTTGGGCTATCAGATTCTGTAGCAACCTTTAAAGCACTTTCGAGGGCTATATTTCCATTACCTAATAAATCTTTTAAATTTGATTGAACAAATTCATAATCTTTTTGAAAATTATTATTATCAAATGTACCACCAGCAGATGGTTTTAGATTAATTTCTTTTGGTTCATTCACATTAAACAGTTTTGCTAAATTTTTATTAATATTCATAAGACTCAATCAAAGTCAATAATTGGATTCGATACAGTATTACTTATAGCAGTAGCAGCTTCAACTTCACCAAAAATCCATGATTTGGCTAAAAATTGAAAAGAAGCAATATTTAATCTACGGCTGTTAAGATCACCATCGTATCGTTCACTCAAATTATTGCTAACCATAGTTATGGGAATATTTAAATTGCTTTGAACACTATTCATATCTAATTGAATGATATGTTCTGGAAGAAAATATGGCATAATTTGTTCAACAATTTGTAGCATATCATCTGTGTGTCGTGTATAAGCAAACAAATTGAATGACACATTTACTGGAGTTTGTGTAGCAATTTTACTACCAGATGATTGACATCCATTTATATTGCTATTATTAGAAAATCTACCCAATCGTCTTGAAGGATCTGGAGAAATGCTATTCATCATAAAACTAATAATTGGAACTTGGGTTTCAATACGAGTTCCGGGAGTTATAGACGATGGTTGTAATAAACGCTGAATAAATTTTTCTTGTGAAGCATAATGAATAGGAACTCTTATTTTTATAGGAGTAACATTGTCTGGATCGGTATGTTCAACATCAATATTGCTGAACAATGCTCCAAAACCCACAACCAATTTTCTTAAATTTTGATTATAAAAATGTCCAAACATAAGAGTCCTTAAAGTTAATTACATGCCTCATATCCACTAGTTGATCCACACTCATCAAATGGATTGTTGGGATCAAATCCATAACTATTTCCTTCAGTTGTAAGAACATCATTGATTCCAAAAGTAGTTCCAAGATTATTAGATAGGGGAATAAGAGTAGATCCAGAAAAACCTTGTGTTGATGTATATGGGCTATTGATTGCCGTAATATTGGTCTCGATTTTTTCGTAACTGTATGTGAATAGTTCTGCAGTTATTTGATAAGAATATAATTTACCCAATGGATACAATGGATTTTCGTGTTCTACAAAATTAATTTCAAAAAGAGATTTGGATAAAGGAAAGTATATAAGATCACCTTCTCTAGGTCTTGTAATGCTAGAATCTATGTTTGTAATTTCTTGTTTAAATCTACGTCTAGCAAACAATAAAGTAATTTTATCTTTAATTTCTAAACCAAATTGAGTAATAACATCAGTCCCATCAAATCCTTTATATGACTGCACATACATCTCTAGGGTATATGCTTTTTCAAATGAAGATGCTGGATCTTCTCCAAACACTTTATCAATATTAAAATATTTTCTAGGCACATAGGAACAATCTTGCCCCATACCTTGAATCAATTCTACAGTAAGATCTTCTATAAGATTTTGTTCTGGACCATAAGAAGTTAAATTGAGATATGGATTTGTTGCCATTTTAACCAATCATTGGATCTACTGGAAGTTCTTGAGTCTTCAATAGCATAACTTCGATAGCATCTAATTCTCTAATCGCATCAGCCATCATTGCACCTGCATTTAATTGCGCTCCACCGGGTAATGGCATACCAGCATATTTCATTAAATTTTGTGCCCATTGTTTCTTTAACATGGCAGAATAATGTCGTTGAAATATACGATCTCCCCAGATTTTTGAGTAATAGTCTGGATTAACCTGAACATATGCTTCAACCATCATATAAGATCCAGCTACAAGTTTTTTATATTCTGTTTCTAAAAATAATCGATTGGTTGTTCTTGTATAGGTATATGATACTGGATAATTAAAGACATCATTAATTAACTGTAAGTAAGACATACTTTCCATATATGATGCCATAGGTCCTTGAGATAAACCACCTTGATTAAAATATAGACCAAAGAAATCAAACAATGTCATTTGATATCTTAAATCAAACATATAATCACCAACAGGATTGCTTGGCTTATAAACTTTTGTAATAGTTCTTATGTCGGATGCAGCAGGCCAATATCCAGTTATACCGGTACTTGCAGATGTTACTCCCTGTGCTCCTACGGCATAACCAAAATTACTTGTATCAAAATATTTATTTGCAATATTTGCAGAACTTACAGGCACAATAAATTGAGCCCGTTCATTAAAATCAAAATGACGTTCGTGCATATACTCTAAAGATTCATCTAAACGATCTTCAGCTTGTTCTGCATCAATATTTATTTGAATTACAGGAGCACCAAGACGGCGATAGGTGTAATCAATAAAATCTTGTCTGGTAGTAATGGACATAGAAATATTTATGAATTCTCAACAATTTTGTTTATTTTATCTATCAATTGTTCTTTTTCTTCATTATATCCTATTGTTACTTGAATAAATTCTAATTCTTTTGGATCAAGTTCTTCAATCATTTCTTTGCGCAATTTTACTTCTATTGGTTTAAAATTTGGATCATAATTACTAAACCCAGGCATCTGCATCGGACAATTTAAAACTGGATAATCCAATTTTGAATATTCCTCAGAACTTTGAAGTAACCATGTGTGGGATTTATCACCACAACCACAACCACCACAATAACTTTTAGTTGAATCTACTGAACTAGTTTTTAAAAACACACATGGTGTGTTAATAGTACTGCCACCAAAACAAGATAGAACTCTAAGCTGTTTTGTTTGAACATCAGTTTTTGTATTGCCGATTCCTCTAGAAACTAAAGAAGCAGCAAACATCATCATTTTTTTAAACATAAGATTATATAGTAGTGTAGTTTACAGAAATTCCTGCCGGAATTACATACTCGGATAAAAATGGTTTGAAGGTTTCAAAGGATGCTTGTTGTGCTGCTTTAATTTTTATTTCCATCATTACATAACTTCCTGTAAATACAGTTACATCAGACAAATTAAAACCTAATAATGAACAAATTATATATTTAATTGCTGTTGGGGTTCCTTTAATATTAAAATAATTTTGATCAGATCTAATTAAAAATCTTCTAATATTTGGTAATATATTTTTTAACGGTTCTTGTGAAAAATCCGCTCCGGGAAAATAAAAATCGGCTAATGCTTCTAAAAATATAGAATTCATATATAAAGGAACTCTAATATTTTCCCAGTTTAGTTGAGCACCATAACCATATTCTTGGCTTAAAAGCCATCTCATATAATTTTTTACTATAGGTATTACAGTAACATTATTTACATCAGCCTCGTATGCTTTTATGATCCATTGCGGAAACAATGAAGAAATTGTAAGTTTGTCTCCTAGCCATGGCTTTGTTATATAACTTCTATAGTCACTACCAAATAATTCAGAGGCTCTTTGTGCAGTTAATTCTATTTTAGTAGCAATAGTTACGGGTTGTGCATTGTATACAGTAATCATAGTTGATACACCAATCTAATACCAGCAACACAACGTGTGCTTAAGTATTCCATTAAAACACTTTGATTACTCGCAGATAAACTACTTACATATATGTCAATTATACCTGGAACACAACAATTATTTTTAACCGTTATTAAACTTTCATCGGTGGTTCCAGGAATACCAGAACTTAAAATAGCATTAACATAGTCGTTGAGTGTTACACATCTGTCTTGTCCAGTTGCATTAAACAATAAACTATATCTTGCCTCGGATACCGACAGTTCATCATAGCCTCCAGTAGGGACTTGAAACGTAACAAAAACAGCATCACTTCTATTTGATAAAGAAGCATTGTTTGCATCAGCACCATTCGAAGAAATGGCTTTAATTAACACTGTACTGGATGTAGTAATTTCTTTAGATGTAACAAACTTATTAGTTACAATATATCCCTTTGGACCATTAATAACCGTAAAGGTTTTATCATTTCCAGTACTTGTGGGTGAAAATTTATCAACACGTGTCCATTTTGTAACAATTCCAGAATTGGTTACAGATTCATAAAAACCAATTGTTCTTGGATCTATAGAATATGGAAGTTCACATGATTGAGTTACATAATCGTAATTTGTATAACTTATAACATCATATCCAGAATATAAATTAATAGCACTACTTGTATTAGCTGGAATTGAATCAATATTAAAAAAGAATGAACCAGATGCTTTTGTTGTTGATGCACTAAAAGTTGTATAATCCTGTAACGTTGCACCAATTGTTGTAATAGTTCTATTTGTAGTTGCGCTCTGGGATGGGGCTATTAAGATAGAACTGTTAGATGCGATCCCTAATAAACTTTGCATTAAAGTTGTAGTAGTAGCAAAAGAATTTATATATCCAAATTGCGCATATACTCCATTATATGCTGTAACTGTTGATAATATATTTATTAATAAATTAGCGGCACTTGCATCATTTTTAAAATCTATATCAGCTAAATCTGGCTGTTGATTAAAAAAGTTAATCAATGATAATTTAATATCATCAAAGTCCAAAGATGCTACATTAAGATTTTTTAGTTGATATGTCATTATAAGTATACCTCAATAAATGTAGATGCATCAGATTGGCTATTGATTCCATTTGAAATTGAATATGTAATTAAAAATTGAAAAACTGTGTCGGATCCAAATTGTAACTTTACCTTTACCTTGGTTATAGAAGGTATTGCAGTTTGTATATATGCAGCCATTACACTTTCGAGTGCACCTACATCGGCTTTACCATTAAAGATAAAATTAAAATAATTGGAACCTAAATTCATATTAGATACCAATTCTCCTTTTTGGGTTTTGCATACATTTTCAATATATTGTGAATATGCATTAAAACCACTAACCACACCAATATCTTTTTTATTGGTATTGGTGGTTATCTTTTCAAACAATATTGAAAAATCTTTAATAGGCATTATAATATTTATACTAAAAAGAATATGAAATATTAAATAGTTCCACTTGCAAGTGGAGCCAGCTGAGTTAAAGCTAATGCACTTTCATGGGTACCAGAATTTGTAATAACATGTTTAATACCAGTAATATAATATGAACCATTTGATACTGGTGTTACAGAAGAATATGGTTTATTACTAATACCATTGATACGTAAATTTACAATAGATCCTACTTTTAGATTAAAATCACCAGCAATGGTAACATCAATTTTAGAACCATACTTGAGAGCATCAATAAATTCAGTTCGTTTTACTGGAGTTTCAACAGGAGTATTCCAAAACGAGGCTACATTTAACCGAAGTTTAATATAGGCTTCATATTTGGGATTTACATCTGGACATATACAACTATATGGTGCGGAAGGAGTTCCCCAGAGACAGCCTAACCATTCATCACCCAACTTACTATTAATTTTATCACATTCTTCATTAGATGTATCAAAATATATATCAACTGGAAGAGTTGATGTAAATCTATTAATTGCTGGTGGACAACCAGTTGGACCTTCCCATAATGAAAATCCTCCAGAACTTCCAGATGTACCAGCTGCACCACTAGAAATACCAGTAGTACCTTCTACTGCACCCTTATAAAAACCAACGGCTTCAGCAATATCCCGAACGCTAGGAAATTTTTCAAAACATTCTTCTATAGATCCAGGTGTACTTGTTACACCACGTGTAATAGATGAATTTGCACACTCATATGTGTGTCTGCTTATAACAGGATAAAATGCTTCTTGTCCTTGATTTGTACCGTATGTATATATTTGTTTTGATGACATTTAATATCCTACTTTTAACATGTCCCATCTAATACATTTTCAATCCAGAATGAAGTTACTCGTGTTTTTGCATCAATCTGTTCAATACAGACTCTAGCAATATGCGAAATATCTCCACCATTAGATCCAAATGTAGCGTTTATTGTTGATCCGATTGGTCTAAATTTGAATGATGATAATGATGGGCTAACCCATCCAGGTGGTAAATATGCACCAGATAAACCACGTTCATTTAAATTAATAGCCCACGTATCATCTTGTGTATCACTTGATTTGGTTGTTGGGTCTAGACACCATTTTTCTAATCTGTGACTATATGCGGTAGCACCAGATGCACCACCAGATGCACCCGATGCACCAGAACTTCCACACGTTCCACATGTTACACCTTCATAACCCGGTCCAAATAATATTTTATTCCATTTATACCTATAAAATTTAGCAGAACCTGGGAATATTGGATCAGATGCACCTGTTACACCATAGTAAGTGTTATCTGGTTCGTATCTTTGTAATACAGCAAAGAAACAATCTTCTTTTTTACCCATGCAACACAAAGAATACATTACAAAATTTTGAGCTTCAATTTTTCTAATCTCTTCTAATCTACTTGCAGCAGCAGATGCCCCCGATGGTCCAGAAGCCCCAGCAAATACTTCATATCTAATATCAATAACTTTTTGTAAATTGGTTGCATCTCCAGATAAAATAGAACCTGGAGTTATACTTTGTTGATCTGGATAATGAGGATGTATTGGTGTCAAGTCAAACATATTTTTCCACATATCAGGACTATCTAAAAATGGCATAACTTCTTTTAATCCCATAAAATTTAAATTTTTATAGTTTAAATCGGTTCCATATTGATTAGACAACATGTTAGGAATAGATTTGTCGTTTGTTGGGATAGTTGGATCATAATATCCCCACGAATTCTCCGGAATAATATGATCACCCCCGTCAGGTGCAACAGTTCCACGACCATCAACACTAACTATATCAATATTGTATTTTTGACCATCATCTTGAAATTGAAAAGTTAGATTTTTTAATGTGGTACTTTGTTGAGCTATTTCTAAATCACTTCCAGTAAAACCAGATGAACCAGAATCTAAAATAATAGAATCTAAGTATTTTGGTGTTTTACGAATATAATAATAATTTTTAGAAATCCATTGTACTGCGGGATTTGATGCAACAAAATAGGCTTTACGATACACTTTACCGTCAGATAATTTTTGTATTACTGAATCACCATCATATACGGCAATGTTATTTGCATTTGCATAATTTGGATCTGATGTAATCTCTCGTTTAAAGGATTTAAAGTTTACAGCTCCATCAAAAGAAGTCCAAAAAAGAAAATTAGGATCGCCATTTGCATCAATGGCTCCTGTACTTAAATAATTCATCATTTCAATAGCATTATCTGGAGTTGTTTCATCGCCAGTATTATATGGAGTCAGAGGTTTATATAAAAAGTAATTTGTCGCACTATCTTCATATCCTCTACCAGTTGAGCCAAAGGTATGTTTTAATTGTGTTACAAATTCATCTACTGTATGAACAATAGGCTTTTTATATGTAAGTAAGGCACTTAAAGATTTTGAAGAAAAGTACTTATAATATGAATTAGTAAAATATATTGCAACCATCGTCTCATCACTATCAGACGCTGCATTATTGATATATGATATGCTTGTAATTGAACCTTTAATTGGCTCACCAGAAAAAAAGCCAATTGAAATATTTTGAAATCCATTTGCAAAAGTAACTATATCCTGCAAGTCAGTAACTATTAAACAACCTGATGGTAAAACATCATTGATATTTTCTACAAGTTCCAATCGTTCATATCTACATTGAGTATTTTGTTTAACGATATCAAATCCTGAATCTGGATCTGAATTAGCTGTCGCCAATAAACTTATAGATTTTATTGTAGAATATGCGGGATTAAAACGTGAGTTTGTATTTGCCATATCAATTATACTTAGTAGTCACAAAGGAGGATTGAATAAGACCAAGTTCACTTGGTGTATATGCTTGAATTATTTTAGAAGCGTCATCGATTGTTTGTTTTACTGTATATGTGGTAGTAGCAGTTGCTGTAGCACCTTTAACAGGAGGTGATTTTGGTAATAATTCATCAATTGTAACTTTACTGGATGCACTACCTTTACTAATTATTTTTCCATCAGTACTTTCAATAATTTTAACAACTGTATCACCTAAGTACGATTTATTTCCAGTATACCATCCCAACAGAGTTGTAAAGGATCCATCTGTATTTTTTTGAAGAGCAATTACTTTTTCTGTTGGTGCCCCTACAACAATAAACGGGTTTCCACCCAATTGACTACCGATGACCATATTACCATCATAAAATGAGGATTCTTCAACTATAGCTAATGCACCATATAAATTATAATTACCAGTAAACCCATAACCGTATGATGGACCTGTATTTCCAATACTGGGTAATAATATACTCCCAACTGGCAACGCTATACCACCAGTAACATCATCGGGATCATTAAATAAAGTTAAATTAATTTTACCTGCAATACTTTTTTGATATGTTATGGTATTTGGTGCCAACAACTCGAACGGGTTAATAACATTATTTGCAGCAACAAATGCCCATAAAGTATTCGTATCATTATAAAATGTATATGAAGCTTCGATTAATGTTGTTTTATCATCAATATTAATAGTACCTTCATTTATTGGAGCATGTTCTACATCAAGATAAGTAAAAAAATCAGAAATACTATAAGTTCCAATAGAACTGACAAAATTAGTTTTAGGTAAGTTTTTAAAAAATTTCATGAGGAAGTACCAAAATAGGCGGCAGAGATTTCAGATTTAGATCTAAGTGCATTTACAGATTCATCGTATGTTCCGGTTTCGAATTCAGAAAATACAAGACCAAGTAAAGTCATAGAAGAACCACCATTGGGAAGATAACGGACGACCGGGTCACTAGCATCATTTTTTTCTACTTTTACCGTCTCTAGAACACATACCATAGGTTCTCCAAGCCAGTTTGCTGTTAGATTGGATTCTCCACCAAAGGCATCTACATTACCTTTGGTAACTTGTAGTGACCATAAATTTTGTGGATAGGATCGTTCTGGTAATCCAGACGCCACGGTTGGATATGAAGACTTTCTAAAAGTTCCAATAATTTCTTCAATCGCAATACTGTCTTCTTCATTTTTTGGTACAAGTAAATATTGAAAGAAGTATTTTTTTCTTCCTTCAGATACCATAGTAGCTTCAGCAATATTACTGAATCGACGATATGTTGATGTAGCAAACATACGTTCCCAATAAAACGTAGCTGGTTGAGCAGCACGTGCTAATACGTTTAATCCACTACCACCAGCATTTGCTATGCCAGATCTAGTTAACATTGGTCCAACAGGATTGTTGTTACTTTGACCAAATTCATGTGCAATCAAATATCCCGGTTCTTTTGGCATTGGTAACTGAAGATGTGCAAAAGCTCTATTAATAACACCCCACCTAGTTCGTTCATCATTTTTTAAAGAATAATTTGCAGCAAAAAAGTTTAAGAATAATGGTTGTTCTGCTCTAGCAAGACCCGTGGGATATTTAAAGGAATATTTAGCCATATAGTAATATTTAGACAAATTACCTAAATATTATTATGGCATATAGATCGATTTTTAATCCAAAGAATATTAAAAAATATGCAGGTGATTCCTCTAAGATTGTCTGTAGATCTATGTGGGAGAGGAATGTTTGTAAATTTTGTGATGATCACCCAAGTATTCTTAAATGGTCTTCAGAAGAAATTGCAATTCCATATATCAATCCAATAGATAAAAAGGTACACAATTATTTTCCAGATTTTTTAATTCAATTTAAAAACCACGAAGGTTTACAAAATTGGATGATAGAAGTAAAACCCAAAAAACAAACTTTTTTAAAAGAAAATGCTTCTAAAAAAGAAAAAATCACATGGGTTATCAATAGTGCCAAATGGGATGCGGCTAATACCTATTGTTTAAAAAATAATATTGTCTTTAAAATAATTACAGAAAAAGATTTATTTACAAATGCCAACTCCAAATAATAACTCGATCCTTACAATTAAAGACTTCTTTGATAGACATCAAGGTCTTCAAAGAAATAACAGATTTTCCATGTCCTTTTTTAATTTACCAGATGGTTTACCTGCTCTTCCTAATACAGATTTAAATCCAATTGCCATTACAATTGGATCCAGAGCAATAGATGGCATTGCCGATAATTTAGCTGGTTATGGTCCAGGTCGTACAGTGCCAAGATCACAAAAATTTCCACAAGGTATCATGTTATCATTTCCTGTAACCAATGATAATTTTATTACTGACTTTTATGATTCGTGGTTCAATAGAATTTATTCTGGTGGTAGACAACAGGGTGATTATAAAAAACCATTCCAATTATCTTTTTATGATGATATCATTGCAAATACACAAATGAAAATAGATTTATTAGATCCAAACGGAAATATAAATCGTAGTTTTACTTTTTTTGAAGTTTATCCAATTGAATCTCTACCACTAGAACTTAATATGTTAGATACAAATAGATATTTGGTTTATCAAGTTTTGATGATGTTTAGAGATTTTACTATTACAAAGGCGACATAATTTATGGATTTGTTTAATTCGTTAGAAAATTTATTACCACAATATGAAACAGTATTACCATTTTCAAAAGAAAAGGTATCGTTTACTCCATTCAGAGTCAAAGACGCTAAAAATATTTCTATTATTTTACAAGAAGATAATAAAAAATTAGCATTAACTTCTTTAGTAGATTTGCTTACTACAAATATTAAAGGAACCAATATACTAAATTTATGTATTGGTGATGCTGAATTTTTGTTTTTGCAAATTAGGTCTAAAAGCGTTGATGAGAGACTAAATTTAATTTACAATAAAGAAAAAATACAAGTTTTTATTTCGGATATAAAAACAAGAAATAATATTATTAGTGAAACTATACAATTAACGGATGGCGTTAATATTACATTAGAAACTCCAACTATACAAGATTTACTTAAATTAAATACATTAGAAAAAGATGAATTGATTAAAGCATCTATTAAAAAAATAGCTGTGGGGGGAGAAATTTATTATGTAAATAAATTTGTAACAGAAAAATTACAAAAATTAATAGATAATCTTCCAATGACTATACTTCCAAAATTGGACGAATTTCTATTAAAACAACCTGAACTATTTGTTACCTTACAAACACAAGAAGGTGATAAGGAGGTCAGTGGATTTTTAAGTTTTTTTACTTGTCGGTAAAGTTTTTTGATCTTAAAGATTATTTTACTACAAACTTTACCTTAATAAATAACTTTAATTGGAATTTAACTGATCTTGATAATATGATATGGTGGGAAAGAGAAATTTATATTAAACTATTAATAGATTATCAAGATCAAAAGAAACAAGAACAGATGAATAATAGATTTGATATGGGAGGTATGAACCTATGACAGATGATACAAATGGATTTTCAATTGATGTTGGAGCAGAGCAACAAGCCTTTTCTGCTGCACTGACACCATCTAGTATAGAATTACCAGCACTAGTATCTTCAGTTGCCAATCAACCACTACCAGAATCTATACTTTATCAACCAACTAATGTAAATATCTCATCACAAACAAAAGCAGAAGTTTCTGGAGTTGCTTTAGATTTAAGAATTAAATTTGATGCAGAGGATAGTTACAATCAACTCAAGGATGTGGTTGATGAAGTTCAACAATCTGTATCAGGGTCTAATGAAAACAGATGGATTCCAGATCCAAAAACATCTGATCAATTTGAAGAACGCCCATCCCTTGAACCAACTAATTTAATTTTTGATAACAGAAGAGAACGGTTTTCTGAACATCCTAAGTGGGCATAAAAAAAGCCCCTTGCGGGGCTTTTCTCAATCATTCTCCATTTCGGAGAAGTACTTTAGAGGATCCTTTTCCTCAATGTCTTCACGGACTACCGTATCCGTGACATCATCTTCAATACTCTTTGACTCAGTAAACTGAGCACGAATGTCATCTCCGGTTGCCTTCTTGAGTCGTGCCTTGAGTTCATCATAACTCTTGAACTGACTCTTGTCAGTAAACTCCTTGAGTGCATATTGCTTCTTCCAGAGTTCCTCTAACTTCTTATCATCCCCACCAAGAAGAGGAGCAGCAGTAGCAAACTCTGAACGATCATAGTTTACATATCCACCGACATTACGAATCTTGATCTTGAAGTCTGCACCAGTCCAAAAGTTGAATGGATCGACTGCAGTCTCATCCTGATACTCTGGATGAGCAAGTCCTTGAATCTTCTGAAAGATCTTAGTACCATACTGATACAAGAAAACCTTTCCCTTATTCTCTGGGTTTGCTGGATCTTCAAGAACAAGAATGTTTGAGATGTAAGTCAACTTACGCTTACGATTTCTTGCAATATTCTTGTCATCCTCAATTCCACTATTCCAGAGTTCCGTGTTTGCTTCACAAACAGGGCACTTCTCTCCAAGAGTAGTTGGGCAGTTTTCAAACAACCAACCACCCTTGCCCTTGAATGCATGACTATAAACGGAAACAAAGGGGGTGTCTTCTCCTGCAATTTCAGGGAGGAATCGAATTACTGCATAACCGTTTCCAGCCTTATCAATACCGGGCTTCCAAATACGGTCATCTTTGTAACTCTCCTTTGACGTGAGCTTATCCATACGCTCGGTTAGTGATGCGACTGAGTTCTTACTCTTCTTCTTAAAATCTGAAAAATTTGCCATATGTGTCTTTCTTTCCCCAAGGATCTACCTTGGCCTAACAGTTCTCTGATACTATACACCACGATTTACATTAGTCAATTGGTAGTTTCTTAGATTTAGACTTTTTCATTAAATGAAGGTTTTGAGCTTCTTGTTGAATTTTTTCAATAATGGGCTTGGTTAAAAGTTTACCAGAAGCACTTGGATCTAAACCCATTTCTTCTGTAATTTCTAAAACACAATCCATAAAACTCATATTAGTAGATTTTACTCTTCCTATTACTTTATTTGAAAATTGTTCTTTGGCAGAGTCATCTATATACATAATCTTATTATAGCACCAGTTTATATTAAAGCCAATAAATATAAGAGTATAAATATTGGAGACCAAGGAATCTAAGGATACACTATGCCAATACCTTCACCATTTTACGGAAGTGATTATGTTGTAATTAATAGCGGAGCCACATTTGCAATTGGAGCGGATCCAATTTTAAATATTTCCGGTGGTTATACAACATATGTTCAATATTATAAGTTAGGTTTTGGTGCAACTGGAGCATTTTCTGCTGTTAGCGCAACCAATCCATTTCCTGTAACTATGGCTGCTGGGTTGACTGCGACTATTTCTGGATTTTCGGGACCTATTGCGGTAACCGGTCTTGCTGGTGGTGCTGTTAATGTATTAGGAACTGTTGTAGTATCTGGTTTAACTGCAGCCCCTGTATACGTTCAAACAGCTCCAAATTGTCGAGTAGAAGTTACTGGTGGAAGATATTTAAATCAATTAACAGATAGTGTTTCCGTATTTGGTCCATCTGGTAGCACATGGCTATATTCTAATCTGGTCAATGCTAGTGGTGTTGCTATTGGAACCACTGCAAACCCAATGCAAGTAAGTTTTAGTGGTGTCACGATAACTGCAAATATTGCATCAACAGTTGGTGTGACAAATTCACCTACTGGTATGGGTCTAATAATTCAAGGTATGTCTGGTGGTTCTAGTGTTGCAACAACTGTTGGAAATACAGTTGGTATTAATGATACCGCAATATTATATGGAATGACGGCAATGTATTCAAGAATGGCAGCTATGGGTGTGACCCTTGATGCCATATATCAAGCTCTTTCGGTATTTGGTTTAGTAAGACCAACTACAGTTCGTTCAGGTTTAGTCTCAATGACAACCGGTGCTACTGGAATATCTCCAGTAGGATTTACATGTGCTGGTGGTGTAAATTTAAAGGCTCTTGGAACAAATACAGATTTAATTTATCTGGGTGGGTCTTTAGTTGGAGTAAGTTATGGTTACCAATTAGAACCAGGAGAAAATGTATTTTTTAATGTTTCAAACGTAAATATGGTTTATGGAATGGCTAAAAGCGGAACACAAACATTAAGTTATTTTGCATCATAATATGTCAAGTACCGATACATTTTTAACATTAGTAAAATCCACAAATGCATATATTTCTCAATTTATAGGAACTACTGCAGACCCGTGTTTTACTAAAGGACTTGTTGAGAGTTCTCCAACAATATATAAAACTGGAAATAGTTTTTTTATTGATTATTCACAAACATCAAATAGTTCTGATTTAAAATTTATAAAAAAGTTTTTTGGATCCATAACTCTTGGAAATACATTTAATGTATCAGGTGGTACTTATTATGTTCAAAGTAGTGGCACTCAATATAACTTTTCCGGAACATATCAATTAATTGGTATTACCGGGACATACAACCAATATATAAATTTAAGTGGAACCACATACTCTTCAGCATTAATAAATGGAACATATAATAATAATAATTTTGTAACTCCATTAAATTATAGCGCAGTAGTAGGAAATACTGCACAATATTTTATTTCACAATTAAATAAAGATGATCCAAATAATATTGAATTTCTTGGAATATATGGCAATGATTACAACTACGAAGAATATATACAGGTTGTTGGATCATCAGCAAATAATGCTAGATATAAAATAAATTCATCTTTAAAATTAAATGATGGAAGTCAAATAATTTATATTAATAGTGCATTAGGTATTACTAGTGAAAATTTTTATTTTATTCCCGTTACAGTAAATATATACATGAGAGGTGTACCAGACTTAGTTACATTATCTCAAAATAAAAATATCAATGGATTATTAAAAATAGTAGATTCAAATGGAACTACTACGAAAATATTAAATAATCAAAATTTACATCAAAGATATTGCAGATCAATTATTGATACAATAAACTATTATGATTGGTATGCTGCTCATAGAATATCAAATTATGACAACATATACAATCCTGATGCATGGGATGGTCTATCATTATCAATAAATTATTATTCTTTTATTAAAATTGGAACATCTGTTGAGTTTATCAGTACTGAAGCATCAACAGAAACTATTTTATCACAAACTAATACAAATGTTTTAATTGTAGATGGCGTTCAAACAAATTATGCTAGTTATAACAGCCAAATGGTTATACCAAATCCAGTGTTAAAAATAGATTTTTCTGATTCATCATTATATAATGCATTTGTTGAACCATACATAGATTATAACTGCACAGTTCCTCTTAAATCTTCATATTTTTTAAATGGTGTTCCAGGATTTGATGGTGCATCATTTATATATTTAAAAACTGTAACATCACCGTCAACAATCTTTTTAAAAATAAAAAGAGAAACTGAGATGGTTCTACAGATTGTTATTTAAAGCTCAACCCAAGTGTAGCTATTACCATCATAATAATAAGTATATAATTTGCCACTGTTTTCCCACTGCTGTCCAATCTGTGGATCTATTGGTGCAAACGTTGACGAGAAAATTGAACTTATACCAATGTATTGCCAGTCTTTTGAATTTTGAAAAGGCGATTCTGAAGTTGAAAAAAGAGCTTGGTATATAACACCTTCATATACAATGGTATCACCACCAATATATCCTACTGGTGTACCATCTGAATTTTTTTCTTTATATTTGCCTTTAAACATCTAACAATATTTATATGTTTAAAGAATTTATTAAAAATTATTGCTTTAAATCAACATTCTTAATACCGTTTTCCAAAGCAGTTTTCCAATTGTAGTAATAGGTTTTCATATCATCACTTAATTCTGTAACAAACCATATTTCTGATTTAGGTAATTTATGACCATTTCTAACATTTGTATACGGCATCCAAGTCATCAACTGCCAATGAAAATCTTCTGTTGCCATCAGACCAGCTGTATTTTTAACAAAATAATAATCATCGTGTTCAGTATATTCTGCAACAATTTCTTCACCATATTTAAATTTAAATAATCCTAGATTCATATATATTCTCCTATTTTATTATACACCACAATTACAATAAGTCAATTATCTTTTCTTAGAACATCCACATGGTTTTTTAAATTCTACTGGAGTTACTGGGTTTTGTAGAGGAACTGTTGGGGGGTTGACAGAGGGTGTCTGTGTGGGTTGTGGAGTTGGTTGTGGGTTTGATTGTTCTTGTGATTCTTCAAACATTTTTAGTTTCCTTTTTGATTTTTTCAATTGTTTAATTTTAAAGACGACATCATCATCTTGAACATACAAATCTCGCATTTTAAACGAATACCAAAAAATATAAAATTTATTGTATTTAATTCTACGTTGTTCGCACCCACAGTTACCATTATTGAGATACATAACTAAATTTTTAATATATAAAATTTTAGTAATAAAGTTAATAATATCTCCAAAACCCAATTTGTGTAATTTAATTAAAAATAATTTATTATATTCTATTTTTATAATTTTATTATAAATTCCATATTCTAATTGACGTTTGTCAATAATATTACCACTGTTATCTAAAAATAATTTAAAATTATCTTTAGTGTGCATAGATCCAGAAGTATTAAATGTAAAGTGTGCATCAAATAAATTTGCCATATAAATTCCAATATATTTAGTTTAATTAAGCTCCATCATTCACCCGGACAACACGCTACCAAACCACATTGAACTGGACTTGTATAAAAATTAGGACCAGTCCCTGAACATAAATATAGTAACTCATTATTTAAACCATTTGTTGGTTCACTACTACCAACAAAACAAATAGCACCATAACTTGAACTAGATATTCCACATATATTTTTAATATAATTTTTAGATTCCCAACATAAAGGTATCCATTTCTGAGACGTTCCATGAAGCCACGGTTCTGTGGTTTCTGTATAGGCACTATTTCCAAGGACATCGATAAATGAATATTTTATAAAATTAGGATCGGTTGATGGGGGCATAGTTAAACCAATATAACTACAAGTACCCTTTAACAATTGTTCTGGTGGTAGATATGTTTTTATATAAGGAATATAATAATATGGAGCCCACATGGTATTAATATTGTCACCTGTATTATCACCGGTACCTTCACATTGGCTTCTCCAAGCAAACGAAGCATATCCACCAAAATATCTAATTGCATCTGCAATGTTTCGAGCATTACCGCCACAACTATAACAACTATTCTTAGGAATTAATATACTACAAAAAGCAGCTTGAAGATTTTCAAGAATTTCTGGATCGTTAGGAAAATTTACTGGTAAATTTTGATATTGTTCTAAAGGATAGTTTGGTCCAGTCATTGGATAATTAAACAAACTATAATATCCACACAATCCAGCTTGTGTTCCACCATTGGGTCCAGTGCCGCCACCAAAACCAACACCGGGATTTGCATCAATAAAGGTTACTCCTGGTGGTCCACCACTTAGACCAAGAGAATTTGTAGTATTTACATGTAAAAAATCTGGATTTAGATATATATCATACGTATCCAATTCTCTATCATATCCAAAATAATAATGTCTTTCGGAATATCTAAAATAAGGATTATATGTCTGAACATGTTTTGCACATGGTGCGGTATCACTAGTAAAATTAGCTGACCCGTATCTATCTATTCTCATTTGAAATATATCTTTAGTAGATTTAAATGATACAGTTGGGCCTATATCAAATGCTCGGGAGATACTTCGAGCATCACTTGGTAAAACTCCTTTAGTAAAAGTATTTTCTTCACCCGTACATGGATCTGCTCTTTCACATGGTGGTTGGATTGGTCTTTGTCTATTGTAAAGCATTTGTTCACCCATAGGTCTGGCTTCACCCCATACAGATTGTGTTGATTGTCCACACCAACCATACAATCCAGACGCACTATTATCACCATCATTATCAACAATCATACCACCATCTACTTGATCGCAGGCTTCTCCAATAGAATCATTACCAATTGTGCCAGGTGTTTGTGGTTTAAATGACGAATCAAAGGCTTGTTTTGTTAACCTTCTCCAATCAGATCGCATCCAGAAATATTGTGGATATCCACTATATGATAAATGAATATTAAATTCTAATGCACCAGCAGAGTTACCAGTATAAATGTTGTAGGCTAAAGCGGAACATGGATCTGGTTGAATAACTGGATGATCATTTTCAACTATTTGCCCGCAACACAAATCACCATATAACCATTTTGAAAAATCCCATGATCCAGGAATGGCTTCAAAAAATGCATCACGTTTAAAATATTGTGGTATCGATGACCAATTTTTATATTGATATTTTTCTGTACCGGGAGCAAATGATTGATAGTCCCATGTTTTGGCTTCTTTTCCGGTAGAATATATTGCAATAGCATGTGCATATCCTGCTGAAATATCAATTATTTCTTTATTTTGCAGATCTATAGGAACACTGGTTCCAAAATCTTGTTTTCCATATCGAGTATAGCTATACACTCGACTTGAAGTAAAATCAGTACCAGCAATTTTTATTCTATAAGAAATATAAAAAGCATTTACTCCTGCACTAATTTTATCAATATCAATTAAACTTATATCAAAATCAGAAAGACGGATCTCTGTACTTGATACTGTTCCGGGAACATATGTACTAGGATTATAGCTACCGGGAACCATACTAGCGTCACCCCAAACATAAACTCTATTATTACCTACAACACACATGCTATAATCACAAGAACTATCAATATCAGTTATTAAACTGTTTTCTCCGGGTGGGAAGTATTCTGCACGTAATATTGGTGAATGTGTAACACCATCACATGTAAATCCACACCCATACGTTACATCCCAAGTGCCCTTTAATGCTTTTAACGCTTCAGGAATAAAACAGGTTATTCCTTGTAATACATTAGTCTCTTCTCCACTACCAGTATCAACAGTTACCAATGGTCCGTTTGGTGTTCCTTGATCATCTATTTGATAATATCTTCCATAAATTTCTAATAGATTTTCATTAGTTACTAATAATGTATTATAATGACCTGCAGCAACATTTGTATATCTTGGTTGATAATCACCAATTGTTCCGATTGGAACATCAGAATTATAAATTAATGTTCCTAACAAATTACACGTAATATCATAAATTGCTGGATCTGGCTCAGAACATGTTGCTCCTGTAGTAATTATCTTATCAAGACATCTATTCCCTTGTACAAAACCAACTCCTCCACCACCGCCACCACCAGGACCTTCACTATTATTTCGACAACTTTCTGCTGGAGTTCCATACAAACAAGCACACAAATATCGTAGATATTCATTATATACTGAGTTCGGGCTAGTTAAGGAAATATATAATTCCTTTGTCCATTCTTCTTCTTTAATATATCCTGGTCTAGGAATATGATTAAAATAGAAAAACCCACTATCATCATTATCAGTTATCTTAGAGCCACTTCGTCCGAATCCTCTATATTTGTAGAAGGCTGATTCTTCATAAGTAATTGGAAAGCCCTTATCACATTGGTGATCAGTATTATCACTTAAAGGAGATGCAAATACTCCACCAAAATCATCTAATGCAACAAAGTGTTTTAATCCAGCAGCAATTTTTGTCCATATAAACCAAGTATTGGTTCCAGGATATCTTAAATTATTTGGGTTTATAGCAGGATCATAACCACCTAATACACCACCAGCACTATCTTGTTGAGATAAAGAAAAAGTGGCTAATCTGGCATTACTTCCCCATGATTTAATTCTATATGCATCGGGATGTCGACTTTCACCTGCAAGTGCTCTTAAACCATAATTTACGGTACCCTGCGGACCAGGAACAATATAAAATGGATCATTGGGGACACACTGTGGTCCAAAAGGCTCAAAAATCTTAGAATTAGCACCATTGCAATTAGTAGCATAATAATCGGCAGCAACACCTTCATCATTATCAAATGCAGAATTATTAATACTACCAACTTCTTGAGAATAACATAAAAAGCTTAAACCACCATTTTCAAAATTGAGTAATGCGGAAGCAAAATCATCACCTTTCATAACAAGATCTATTATAGTTCCATCTGTTATTTGTTCTTGTGGTCTTAGTCTAACTCCACTTGGATTATCGTCATCTCTTTCTAATATAGAAAGTATTGATAGATAAAATGGTGTACATGTTATGCTGGATGGATATTGAAATGTTCCGTCATCGGCACACACAGTATCACCACCACTAGGAATTCCTCCAAAAATAAGTAATTTGCCACTTACATCGGTTACAAAAGTTCCACCTAAACCCGATGTAACTCGAATTGGTCTAAGATTAGACCATGTATTATCTGGATCAGTTACATTCAAAATAGAAGGTATACTGATTGCATCACTTGTATATGGAGCACATTCAATATAATCATATGTGTTTCCGGGTTGAGAATCTGCAGTACAACCCCATCCAGTTATTCCAGTCAATACTGCTGCCAGCGGCAGGGTAGCTTTTCTAGGTAAAAAGCATCTCATCTGTTCTTTGTCACCAGATGGTCCAGTAAAACCAAAAAGACCTTCTGTATTTAATAATTTGTTTTTTATTATTTTTGGAGTTGTTGCATTTTGTGTTCCAGCACAAACTCCAAAAAAGTTTATTAAATCAATATACCCACTCAAACCACCAGTAAGAAGTCCAATCGTATCTGGAATTAAAATTTCTTGCTGACCTTGATCATTTGTTTGATAAATTCCTGTTTGAATAACTTTATTAACATCACTTGATATATCTATTGCATGATCTTTTATTCTTGTAATACCATTTTCAATCATACGTTGTAACCAAAAATTTACATAATCATATGAATTTAATAAATGGTTAAAATTCCATTCTACTGGACCGGGTGCTTCACCTGGTTCGGTACACTTACCAGAAGAAAAATGTCGCATTCCAAAGAAATATCGATTATAATGTTCTAAAAATAAAACACCATCAAATAATCCACCAGGACCTTGAATATTATTTGAGATCGATAGGGTTTCCATAGACACAAGATCAAAATGGAATAATGGAATACCAGAACCCTTATACATTACTCTTCTTGGAATACCCCGTTTAACTTGCCATAAAATAGAATCATAATTCCACGGTGTCCACAAAACTTTATTTGAACCACTTTGTACAAATCTACCAGCATACCCTCTTTCAAATGGTATATTTTGCATTCTACAATGATTTTGTAATGGTGGTAGTGAAACAGATTTACTACCATCTAAAGATTGAAATGCATAACATTCAAAGTGATGTTCTAATTGAATAAAACCAATATACTGTTCTTTTAATGATGTTTTAATTCCAGATATTTTTTTAAATCTTACATTAATATCTTTTCTTGCCTGATCTATTTGTACGCCAAGACCCCTATAGGTTGGACCAAAGTCATGTTTGTATCCAGAATTTCTTCCATGTCTCCATATACTATATGCCATTTTATAATCATCTTGTGATATTCTTAAAAGATATGGTGATATACCCCATTCATAACATCGTTTTTTATATCCTGGATTTCTGGCAAGACTACTATCAACTTGTCCCGGTTGGAAGTGGCAATTTATACCAGGACCACAAGGATCTATACCTATATCTTTTCCTTTTTGATCAAAATATGGATATGTAGCACGATAACATGATGCTCTTGCTTTTGAATAAGCATCATAATCTTGACTACTTTGTGCAGCACTTCCACACCAACAACATCCGGCTTCTTGACTTGTTAACATCGGGGCAGAAAAAGCAGGCATATGTGATACATAACCTATTTGGTTTTCTGTTAATCGTACATTTACTCTATTAAAAACAGAATCTCTTACACCACCATGTATATGTGGAAATGGAACGCATGCACAAGGAAAGATAGGGTTTGTTTGTCTGGTCGGATAAAATCCTAGATAACATTGAAACATACTATTATTTTCAGCAGCACCGGCATATTCTTTTTGAAATGCCCATTGTTGACATGAATTTTGAGCAGTTTCATATCCTTGCTGATTACCATTTTCATCCAATGCTCTACGATATCCCAAAAACCCATTACATTGATTTACATATACATCAAAATCAAATGAATATTCTCTTGGATGCCATGTTAAATAACAACCTGAATATTTGTATGCAAACACAATAGGTTCTGCATCATTCATCCAAGATTCATAAAAATCACCTGTACAACATGCACGAGCACAATATGTATGTGGGTCTGTGCTAAGATCTCTATTTCCACTATTCCATGCACCTTGATCTGATCCACATGGTGGTGCATCTGGATTAACACCACCATTAGCAGATCTTTGATTTGGAATTTGATTTGTAAACGTTTTTTCTATTGAAGAAGTTTTATCTGTACTTGCTAATTTATTTGATAATCCACTCTGATATGCATTATTTGACTTAGACCCAAAAAAATTATTTTTAAGTGTATTTCGTAAAGAAAATCCAGTATTATTTTTTATATTAACTAATTTAAAATTATTTGATGAGTCATTATTATTGTTTAGATTAGCTTGTTCGGGTGGACATCCACAACAACAATTACAACCAGGATCACTATCATTATTAAAAAATCTTCTTGATGAAACTCTTGGTGTTCCCGGACGGGGAGTATATAAAGCAATCCAATCCTCTGGACTAACTTCGGCAGTTTCTGCCATAGAAGTTCCATATAATGTTATAAAATCGCTGTAAAAAGTTGGATTACAACAAACTGTAGTAGGATTACAACAACAAGCATTTTTAGGCATTAAAAGATCTCACAACCTATTTAGGTGCAAAAACACAAGACCCCCATTACTGGAGGTCTTGTGTCTAACAAAAATTTTACAAATTTTACCGACTGCGTGAGCGAACAACTCGGTAGTGTGCACGACCCTTAACGGTCTCACGAACTACAGTATACTTGAGGTCCATACGATCAAAAGCCTCACGAAGATTGCTCATAGTTGCGCGCATATTTGCAACCTTAAAACGCTTACGGGCTTCACATGCATTCAGCGGAGTACCATTTCGCATATAATCAAACACTCTCTGAATCTTCGTCGGACGGTCAACAGTAGTAATATCCATAGAACTTTCCTTTCTTATAAGAAGTTACTACACTATACACTCTATATCTGACCTGTCAAGTGATTATTATAAATAATACTGACTGAGGAGGACTTTATGGAACAGATGAGTCATCAGTTTATAAAATTTGTACGTAAGCATCTTGCCCAGTATGGCATGAAACTTATACTTGGGCGCGGTAAATGCGTCAACGTAGACGGTTTTCGCTGTTCTGGATGCTTTGACGAGTCTGGAAAGGCGATTCGGGTAGCTAGACACTGTAATCAATTTTTACATGTGCTAGTTCATGAATATTGTCATTTTTTACAATACATCAATAGTAGTAAAGTCTATGAAAAGTCATATAAAGCCTCAAATATTGTAGATGGATGGTTAAAAGGTAAAAATTATGCTGCCAAAGATGTAAAAAGAGCATTTTTTATCGTTCGATCCATGGAAAGAGACTGTGAAAAACGAGCCGTTCGATTAATTAATGAATTTAAATTAAAAATTGATACCAAAATGTATTCAAAACGTGCTCACGTATACATCTATAGTCATTTCATGATGGAAAAATCACGAAAGTTCTATTCTTTTAAACAAGATCCATATTATAGCAAATGCGTTTTGCGCATCATGCCTTCTAATATGGCTGTTCTAAGCCACGTGTCTATTCCAACAAAGGTCTATTCTGTTTTAGAATCTTTGATGAAGTGACTTTGAGCATATTTGGCAACAAACTTAGTAAATGGCTGTTCACCATAGGGCCAACGATCAATTGAATCCATAAACCCATGTTGAATTAGATCATCAATATGTTCATCCATCATTGATAGAGTTACATCATCTACATTCCATTTGAGTTCACCATCATAATCGATTGATGGTTCTTCTGCTGCATTATGTTCTGCTACAGCAAGATCGGAGATCTTTGCAAGATTTCCAAGAATTTCTAATGATTTAGCACATTGATAAAAAAGATCCTTGTTGATAGGATCTTCTTCTTTACGTGCTAGTTTTCGGACTTCGTACACTAGTTCTGAAATTTTCATATTAACTCCTAGGACAAGGTTAGCAAGTACTTAGTTTGTTGTACCAAACCAAGCATCTCATCCTTTATATTTAACAAGGCAGTTTGATCTCCACCAATTTCTTTTGGTAATTCTTTAGTTAAAAATTCTTCAAATGAACTTAACACTTGCATAGCAGTTGTTTTATGTGGTCCATTTAAACTCAATTCATTAATTTCTCGTAATTCTTCTTTACCAAAGGTTCCCATATATGTTTCGGCAAAGGTATCAAGAAGAACATCTATTCCTGTGTAGGCAGTTCCTAGGGCTATATGTGCGGCATATGACTTAGTTCCCCAATGATGGAGACGTAATTCATTTTGAAAATTTAAGATTATTTTAATGCATGACATGGTATACTATTTATAGAATGTGTACACCTTCATCATTGGTGTAATATATTTTATGAAAAGCTTCGTTGCACCACTTGGCACACACTGGACAGGGCTTAGAATTTCGATAGTGACCAAATCTATTAAAACGAAAATTAAGGAGAATTAATTTTTCTCCTCTTAACGCTTTTGGAATTTTTCTGTAGGCATCAAGTTCTGAGTGCATATCAGAACCACGATATCCCAAACGAAAAGTATCGGGGTGGGTCTTAAATACATTCTGACCCACCGCGATAATTTTCCGCTTATAGATTACTAATGAGATGTGTTTCTTTTGTCTCTCCATTGCCATCGAGAGTGGCTTAGCAATAGGAACAAAATTTTCAATCACATGATCTATATTCATAATTTACACAGACAACTTCAGATTAGAGAGTGGATCAACTCCCTTACCAGAAGTAATAATTCCCTTATTAAGACTACTATCATACTGAGTCTTGAGTTCATCAAGCGGCTCAACTGTAAAGGCAATAAAGGTATTAGGAATTGTTACACCCTTTGCAGCCTTACTGTACATCATCCAAGGCATAAGACCAATTTGACCTTGCTGCATGGGTACAAGAATTGCAGGATCCTTTAAAGTCCATGATGTTTCATTTTCAGTAAATCGTGATAAAATTTCTTCGCCAGAATTAAGTCTAAATATCTTTACATTACTCATAGTGGGTTCCTTTGTATAATTTAATTATATCACTTTTAATAACAATAGCAAGCAACAATAATATGAAATCATTTAAACAATATTTGGCTGAAGAGAATCAAACGGTTCAATGTGATATTAATGGCATATGCAAGGTTATTAAAGGATATGAATCTGCTGGAAATGAAGAGAAAATTTTAGGTGTATATAAAGATAGTAAAAAATTAGATACTATTGGTCACGGACATTTGGTAACACCACAATCAGAAGAAATTTTTAAAGAAGTGTTTCCAGAAGAACACAAAAAAGATCCAAATTTTGGATCTAATGTTTTGCGTAAAGGTGGAAGAATAACACCAGAACAGGCTGATGCGTTAATGTTAAGAGATGTAACAAAACGGTTACCAACAGTTAAAAAACTTGTTCCAAAGTTTGAAACATATTCTCCAGAATTACAAGCACATCTTGCATCAGAAGATTTTAGAGGTATGTTACGTAAATCACCAAAGGCAGTAAAATATTTAAATGCAGGTCAATATGCTGAAGCAGGTAAAGAATTTTTAGATGCAGATGATTATAGAAATTCTGTAAAAGAAAAAACTGGTATTGCTGCAAGAATGAAAGCCTTATCAGATGCTATGGTGTCTGAACCAACTCGTCAGAAGAAACCTGCGAAGTAAACCACTCTGGTGCATTACCAAGTTTCCATTTAGCAAATCGGGCTTTCTCTCCAAGATAATATGCACGATATGCGGCTACTGCATCAACGTTCTTATATTGTTCTGGCATTGCCTGTGCAAAGTCAGTACAAATAGTATTTGAAAGATTGCTTGGTGAATTGTGTTTAAACCAATGTGCCATACTAGTAGCCTTATGAATCTTTGAATATCTATTAGTATATTCTTCCGTTAATTCAAATGTGTGATTGGCTAACCAATAATAATTGGACTTAGATGCTCGTGCCCAAATTGTACATGGATGATTATGAAAACATGGCTTGTATAATGTTGGTTTATTATCTTGCACAACATCTAAAGAATGAACCGTTGAAAGCATCTGACATCCTTCAAGAATCATTTTGACAACATGTTTATCACACATCATCTGTGCGGCAACATACGGATCTTTATCTAAAACAAAAATGTTCATATTTCATTCTCTTCAAAAATGTTATTAATTGTGCGGTTTACTTTCACCAAGGTGCCATTGGTGTATAGAGAAGGCAAATCAAAAGCACCAACGTAAGAACAAGCCGAGCGCAAACCACCAAGAATTTCTTGTATCGTATTGTATACAGGTCCACGGTAAGGAA